ATCCTGTACTAATAGTAATTAAAGAACCAGAACCTATTGATGTATTATAATCTCCAGTAGTAATTGCAGTACCTGAATTAGCACCATATAAACTGTTATGTGTAGCACTAGTACCTGTAAAACTATCACCAGCATTCGTACCAGCTACTGTATTACTTTGTGCATCTGTTGTAATACCTGTACCTGCTGGTCCTGTAGGCCCTGCTGGTCCTGCTGGTCCAGTACCTCCAGTAGCTCCTGTTCCACCAGTAGCACCTGCAGCTCCAGTTGATCCTGTAGCTCCTGTAGCTCCTGCTGCACCTGTTGCACCTGCTGGTCCTGCTGGTCCAGTAGCACCTGTAGCACCTGTTGCACCTGCTGGTCCTGCTGGTCCAGTAGCACCTGTAGCACCTGTAGCGCCAGGAGTACCAGTTATAGCTCCACTAAGTATACTGCCTTGTAGATCTTGTAAACATTTTAATGCTTGGTCAAAATTAGTATTTAAATCACCTGCTGCTAAAGGTGTACCAGCATTAAATGTATGACTAATATTATTATAATCAGTAGATCTAGTTATTCTTATATTTTTACCAGAACTATCTACTGGTGTAGATCCTGGTATATTACCTGCCGTAAACCTAATTGTTGTAGGATTATGAAAAGTATAATGTGTGGGTGTTGTTTTTAAAGCCCAAGCTGAACCACTCCAGACATAAACTAAAATGTCAGCTTCTTTTAAATAGCCAAATGCAAATGTAAAATCTGTATTTGAACCATTACCTGTATATTCAATTGGAGGAAGTGCCATGTTATTTTATTTGTTATGGTTTAGTATTTTTGTGCCAGTTTCTTTTTGTAAATCCTTAAGTTCATTTTGAATATGCCTACCAGCACCAAATTGTGAGGCTTCGTTTACCCTAATTCCGGCTTGTTCAAAGTTTATAGTATCAGCAAATAAAGGAGTTGCTCGTAAGTTTCTTTCAGCAGATTTTTTAGCTTCAAATAATGCTCTATCTATCTCATCCATAATACCATAATATGTTTCATAATATACTTTTGAATATGATAGATTTTTCTGATCTAGACTCCTATTTTCTCTTCTATAATATCTTAGAATATTTATATAACCTTTTATTGTCTTACCAGGTTCTACTTCTTCTTCTAAGTTCTTAGCTTTATTCATAATACGTGTCAACTCTTTAGCCCAATATCCTTCTCTACCTATTTCACTTAGAATTGCTTCTTGTTGATCGATATTATATTCTGCTCCATTAGTGCTAGTTTGCATCCTGGAATCTCCATCAAATTCTAATTCCCAAAGCCACTCATGTCTGGGATCTGTTGCATTATGAACTTTCCATGGGTTTCTTGTTAGATTTCTTAATCTAGTAGGAAATTCCTCTACCTGTCCTACTATATCACCAGTAATTGGATCATACATATTATTTAATTTATTCTGTCTATCAATATATTGAGTCCAAAGTTTATTATCCGATGCTAAGAAATCAGTAATTGTTTTATTATGTCTTACAAGTTCAGGTGCTATTAATTTATTTAAATCTCGTCGTAATCCTGCCTCTGGAATTATTGGATTGATTACACCACTAGCAATGAATTTATTAATCTCACCCATATTTCCACCAAGCATATGTTGTATAGGTTCTAACTCAGATAGAGAAGAATTATTATAAAGAGTTGCACCTAAAATATATGCTAGTTTCAAATTTATATCTTGCATCATTGTCGTACTAACTCCTGAAAGATTATCAACAGTATCAACAGTAGCTGCAATAATGTCAGCTATTGGACCCATCCATGAATAATCTCTCCATGCTGTTGTACCTGGTATTCTATATGTCTGTCCTACCCATCCTCCACGTTTTCGATTTCTTTGTACATTTGAATCCCAATGACCATTTCCTCTTATATTACCACTTAATGTCATTGCGATAGTACTTCCTATAGTCATTGTACCAATTACTTGCCTTCCTTTTATTTCGGATGTTATACTGGCATATTCTCGTGCAGCATGTTTTGAATTTATATTTTTACCATATCTTGCCATAAACTTCTCTAAGCCAGGTCTAAAATCTGGATTAGACTTCAAATACTCGAATTTATCAATGTGACCTGTAAGCTGTTTTCCGAGTTGTTTAAATTTATTCTCATGCTTTGCTAACATTAATGTATCATGTGCAAAATGACTTACAGCACTACCAGGGGTATATTTACCAATTAATCGTAATTGGTTTTCTGTTGTTTTAGGGAACCACCAGATAAATCTTAATAGAGGGAATTCTTCGATTTGTTTGGATATATATCTGGACATAGCACTATCTAAGTTTAAAGCTGTTTCTCTAGACATATATTCTACAGCTTTATTTGTTATTAAGTCATTCTCATCAAAAAAGGTTTTATAAATTTCATCTGATTTGTTCTTTAATGTCTCTCGTGTAAATTCTACACCTTCTGACATCATTTCATCCCAAGCTTGTCCTCTAGCTTCGGCATGAGCAATCATAGCTCTATTAAAACCATCTAAAGCAGACATACTATTAGTACCTCTACGGAACCAAGGATGTTCAGATAATATTGATAAATCTTCGTAAAGACTTAGCATCGTACTAGGTCCCCACTGACCTTGTTTTGCATATGCATCAGCTAATTCAGTTAAATAATTTAATTCTATATTTCTTTTAATCTTCAGGTCATCACGAATTAAACTACCAACTGATTCGGCATTTTTCGCAGCTTTTCTATATATTTTGGCCATATAATTGATGGAATTATTAAAACCATCTTGAAATGCTGAATATTGTACCCAAGTTCTACGCAGATTATAAACATCTGTACCAGATCCAAGAATTTTGGCTATAGGAGTACTTGTAAGACCTGTAAGATTACCTATAGTAGCATTTGCTAGTGTAGTGGGAGCACCTAATTGGCTATTAAATAGAACACCCTGCATCTGATTTACTAGTATAGAATCTTCTCCAATACTAGCACCTGATTTAAATAATTTTAGAAATACTCCAAATTTATTTTGTAAATGAGCATTAAGTTTATATATAGTATCTACATTACCGTCAGTAAATTCATATGCTGCTAGGAATGGTCTTAAAATGTCAGGATTTACTTCATTTATAGCTTTTAATTGATTAGTAAAGTTTTCTGAATCTAATATTGTTTTATTCAAATTAGCCTTTAATTCAGATTCTAGAGAATTTTTTACATTCCTAATTTTAGATGGATCCCCTTCTTCTATAACTTTTTTCCATGCTTTTAGATAATTACCTCTTACTTGTGCTTCAAATTTACCGAACTTACTTTCAGTCATTATAATCTTTATACGATCTATAATTCTGTCTGTTGCTCTTTGTACTACAACACTACCTTTTTCAAATTGAAGAGCAGTCTCAGCAATATCAGCTAATTCACCTCCTTCGGAAGCTAATAAAAATGCACGAGCTTTATCTACATCTATATCAAACAATTCAGTCTGGAATTTTTTAATAGATTTACTTAGTGCCTTCTCTCCAACACTATTTAATTTTTTAATTCCTAACTCTGTAGTTTCTTTAAATCCATTTAGAAGCAATTTCAATGAACCAGGAGTCATTCTTGGATCAAGTATGATTTCAGTTAATTTTTCAGCTTGCTCATCAATAGTCCTAGATGCTATTTTTTTACCTTTAGGAGTTACTGCTTCTATTGGTCCTACTTTTCTGATTTGTTTAGCTAATGATTGAACTAATTCTCTGGTTGATAGTTTTTTTGATGTTAATCCAATTTTACGTTGAAATTCAGTAATAACAGTTCTTAAACGAGTTTCACTAGTTAAACTTAAAGTCATATCAGTGCCTATTCTCGCTTGATCAACCATAGCTCCTTGAATACCAGCATTACCTATTGGAGTGACAGTTTTTCCATCAGGTGGTATACCTTTAGTAAGTCCTGTAACTGCTTTAGTAGGCTTTGGGTTTATTTGTAACTCAGCTTTACCTAAACTATCATAAGCTTCCTTTTTATAGGCATCCCCTCTCTTAAGTATATCAAGAATAGGATTATCTTCATCAAATACTATTTCATCATATTTAGATGTACTCTTCTGGAATTCTGTGAAATATTTGTGTGCTTTTTTATTTATTGGTTGTATTACATTATCCCACTGAAGTTTATTTAGACCTATTTTTGCAAATCCAGTAAGTAGATCAGCACTTGCGCCAAGGAAAACTCCTTCTCGTATATGTGCGCTTCTATTAAATCCAGGATCCCCACCATCTTTTGCAACAATACTTGGTGGTAAAAATTTCCAAGTATTCGGCCACCTTTGCTGTAACATTCCACCTAAATTAGCTCCTTTATACATTTCATTATCTACATTAGATGATGCTACAAAATCAACTGTTCCAGTAACCCCTGCGTTTAAACCCGCCTTAGCGAAATTGTCCAAAATCCAATGTTTTTGGATACCTTGGCCTAGTTTAGTTAACCAAGGTAGGGTGTGTTTAGTACCTGAAGCTAATTTAGCTGATCTGACTGCATGAATACCTTTTGCACTGCCTGTAATTAAAGTACCACCTACCATACTTGGTAGTATAATTGATGAAGCTCCTCGTACAAGTTGATAGCCTTCGCCACCATATTGAGGTAATCTAGGTATATCTGGTATATCTGGTATGTGTTGTCCAATAGGACCTCTTGTAGACCAATCGATAACATCAGTACCTATATTCACAGTATCTATGAGGAAATCTGCACCGCCAGCTACTATATTATAACCTGTTTTACTGGTATGTTCTAAAGTTCCTCTAAATCCCTTTTCAAAGATAGATCTTTCGGCTCGTTCTTGTTGAAATTTTTCAAAAGATTTTTGATTATATTTCAATGACCATTCATCTAAAGCAGTATCCCGTTGTTTGCCTTTTGGAAATTGTTTCTTGATTCTTCTAAAATCATCCCATTTATTTTTATACTCAAATTCAGATGGATCAGGTTCAGATTCATCAACTATTTGAGTAGATGGAGTTTCTTCATTACTTTCACTTTCACTTTCATCCGAAATAGTATTCCAAACATTTGTAGGGATTACATCTGTATCTGTATCTGTATCAGGTACAAATGGTATTTCTTCAGTTACTTGATCATCATTAGCATCAAGCGTAATCGGATCCTGCTCATTACTGAGTAGTGACTTTATGTTAGTATCAGAATCCGTTCTATATAAAAAATCTGCCATAATAATATTAAGCGATAGATGTACTATCTAATAATTCATCCCTTATTGGAGGCCTTGTTAATATACCATATCTCCAGAATAATAACTGCATTTCATCTAATTCTTCACCCTTTAATGTTGCTAAATATTTATTAGGATCATTATTTACAGAATCTAGTATATCGTCTAATTCCCAAAGATTTGTAATTTCGAAATTTTCGAACCAACCCTTTGAATCAATAATAGCTGCAGTTAATGGAGGATTAGAGTAAAACCCTGGCGTATCAAGTAGATATGCAAAGCCAGTATTATCATTATCTAGTGCCTCATTATAATTCCCAGAAGATTCTAACTCAGCATTAGTATGTTCACTTTGATTGACTCCAGTAGATGTGTTTCTGTATTTCAGATATGTGCCAAATGTGGGACTATATTCCCCTGTTAAACTTGGTATTTTTGGTAGTTGATAGGTTTCTCTTAATAAATTAATAAGTTGTAAAGGCTCTATTTGTAAGTGCCCTGATAAGTCTTTAATCTTATCAGGTATTTTTCTTTTTATTTTACCCCAATCATTTCCTTCTTTTTCAATATATTCTTTAGTTAACCCTAGTTGATTTAAATGGCCTTCATTGTGTAGAATTTCTTTATGTAATGCGAATGCATCATCTGATTCATCACCTAATTCTTTGTCGAGTTCTTTTAGTATACTTTGGTATTCCTGTATAACAGGAGAGACTTCACCTTGAAGCAAGTGTTCGTACTTTGGTAGCTTCATATTAGGATATCTATTATCTAGTTCTCCTACATAAAATCTACCTTTCTCATTTATGTTGTAATCCCCAGTCCACTGACCACCATTTTCCGTAAAGAATTTTATAGCTTCTGTTTCTGCTATCAATGCAGCTTTATTGTGATCTATTGGAATACCTTTTTCATCTGGTTTACCTATTACGGCTGTGAAAACCTCATGATATTTAGCTACCACTTCACTCCTTATTCCAAGTTGGGTCCCCGTTAGTTTACCTGGATGATCTAGCTTGAATTCCGTCTTATTCTCCTTTTCGAAGAGTTGTGTCATAACATCAGAAAACGCCTTTTTTGTGCCTTTAAAAAACTGTGTTTCTTGTCTATTGGCTTTATTTTCCCATGTCTGCTGCTCCTGTAAAGGTAAGTTCGCTATAGACTTTTTAAATATTGGATCGTCTATATCCAAATTATAGTTAGTTTCCATATCCTTTAATATAGCTCTTGACTGCTGAACTTCTACTCTATTTTTATTAGTAGTTAAGTCCTCAATCAATCCTTGAATAGCACCTTCGTTATCCGTATAATTAGACCCATACTTATTCATAAGTATTGATCTCTGTTGGTGTAACTCTTCTATAGCCTGTAGTACGGAGTAGTTATCATCTCCACTTATTAACCTTTGTTTTATAGATTGTATTATACTATCTTGAGCATCATTTTGTTCTTGTTTTTGAAAGGCATTATTATCGGTTCTAAACGCTTTAAATGCTTTTTCTATCTCTGCTCGAAATCCTGATCCCCATCTATTAGGATAAGCATCCTTATATTTTTTACCAGCATCTTTAAACCCTTTTGGTATTTCTGTTTGAGCAAAATTTAGCGCTCTAGTGTACTGATGATATGCTGTTTCTTTATCTGATATTGGTACACCTTTAATCGAATCTACCCAATAATCTTTGAAAAACTCCATTGCACCATCATATCCATAAATATTACCATCCTTGTCTCTGGTAATACTAATGGCTTCGATAGTTTTTGCTGCAGAATATTTTCCATTATTATAAGAAGCTAAAGCTATTTTTCTATCATTTTCGCTTGCTATAAAATCTGTTTCTATTTCAGCTTTTCTTTCCCAAGCTCTATGCGATACTAACAAATTATGCATATAAGGTAGGACTAAATTGACACCAACATTTCCTATTTCCTCTTGAGAGAAAAACTCTCTTAATCGAGACATTCTAGCGTATTTCTTTTGATCCATACTCAACGAAGGATCAGCCAAAGTGAATGGCTTACCACCTGGGATAACGTAAACTTTATTAGGATCCTCTTTCATAAAGTCTCCATATCTTGCAAAAGCATTGGCAACATGTAGTTCTGCTATTTCTTTACCTCTAACGCCATGAGTTACTCTCATATTAGATACTTCGTTATAAGAAGCACCATTTTCTTGTAGCTCTTTTGCCTTTTGAAAATCATCATCATCTAGACGACCTATAATAGCATTATCTTCTTGTGTGCTTGCAATTAAAGTTTCATGACTGTCATTCTCAAAAAGAAGATCTAAAAATACAGACATCTTTTCTTCAGCTGTCCTTGCTATTTCCTGTTTTTTATCGACTTCATGGATCCAACCACCTAAAGTTGGAGAGAAATTAGCTAATGCTAATAAATCAGAATCCGATTGTTTTGCATTTGCTAACGATATTGCTGCATTATTTTTAGCAACTGATTCGTTACGTGCCCATGCATTATTAAAATAAGAAACTAAATCTGTATTATAAGGTTTATTAAATCGTGCTTGTACCATTTTTTAAAATTCCATAGAGAAGTGAATATCAGTTAAGGGGATAAAAAACTTATACCAGTATTACTACCATAATTAGTTCCGAAGGTTCCTAATGAGGATCTATTAGAAGTTGGAGGCTGTAATAGTTGGTTTATTGTCTTTGTTGGTGCTTGATAATTATTAACAAAATAATTACCTAAAACACCTAATACAGGAGAAATCCTTGAAAATGTACTTGGACCTTTTGGTTTGACTGGAGGAGCTCCGATACTATCTGGTCTACCTATACCACTTCTATCATAGGTTTCACGGTTAGCATCTTTATATTCTTCCCAAATACTTTTATTACTCTCATTTAATCTCCAACGATTACTAGTTAATTGTTGGACTAAATGTGCTTTTTGTACACCACTTAAACTTCTTCTCATTACTTCTAAACGTTTTGCACTCTTACCTATCATACCTTTAGCAGCATAAGCACCAGTTTTTGCAATACCTTCTTTATATATTTCATATTGTTTCCATTTCCAATCTGCAAGCAATTCGTTATATTTAGCTTGATTCTCATTAACAGCTCTACTAGCAGCATCTAGGTTTCTATCAATACCTCTAGCGTATTGTACTTTACCTAGTGATCTCCTAGCTTTCATAGCCATTTCAGCTCGTTTATATTGAGCCTTCGCTTGTTCAAATTGTTCAGCTCTATAATTAGCATTAGGATCACTACCAAATAAAGCACCACCTAATTGAAATCCTAAGCCAAGCATACCCATTCCACTTGGAGGGCTGAAACCACTAATACCTGCGCACACGGCAAAACTCTATAAAGGACAAATTGTGAGGACCATATTTGATCTCTCGGATAAATTTAAAACCTAAAAATTTGATAAGTCTTAAATGTATTGTATTTCTTTTATCGATTATATTCCAAAGAATAGGTTCTTTTCTAGAATCAATAAATCTTTTAGCTTCTCGTATAAAAGAAATAGGGCTATCGTAAATAATTGGAGTTGTTACCATCCAAATATTTCCTGTTTTATATACACCTGCAATTCCGGCAGTCTTGCCGTTTGGTGCAATAAAATAAATTTGATCACCTGTATGAACATCTTTAGTTAAAAAAGGCACAGGATCAATCCCATGCCCTTCTGTAAGTTCTCTGTGATCTTCTTCACGTAAATTAGAAGCCACTTCAAAAGCAGCTTCTTTAGTTAATGGATGAATAGTATACTTAAGCACGTTTATAATAATTAGGATTATAATTACCTTCCCATGTCTGTGAATATAAAGTACAAGGGGTAGGGTGAGTAGCTAATAATTTCAATCTATAATCATTGCTATCAGCATATACAGGTACTGCAGATTCAGTATCTAATAATACATTATACTGATTTAATTTGAAAGTATGAGTCATTGAAGATGGATGATTTTCTGTATAATCAGCAACGCCTTTTCTAGATAAAACTGTAGAGTGATATCCAGTTGGTCCAAAAGTAAATCTAACTCTATGTATATTAAGACTAGCAGTTAAATCTGCTACTTCTTTATCTCCAGCAGGTTTCGTTACATAAACAGAGGGAAATTCAACAGACATATCATAAGTAAATCCTATAACTGCTGTACTACCAACCCAATTACCTTCTACAGTAGCTTGTGTAACAGTATTAGCAGTGAAAGCATCGATTAAACCGACTTGTCCTTTCATTGCACCAGTTAGTCCATATAAAATCTGGGATCCCCCACTAGCTTGACCATGTGTAGCAGGTTGCCTATAATGATTTGCAGGTAAGGTAATTGTAGTTTTATTTGTAGTGGCATTATAACTTACTATAGTTGCAGTACTAGCATTATCTAAATGAATCAAATGTTTATTACAAGTATTTTGATCATCTAAATTAAATGTAGCTGATTGTTGTTCTAAATCTACAGCTAGAAAATGAGCTTTACTATTAAAATAGACAACAACATAATAAGTATTATCCATGATAGTATGCCATATAACATCACCATAGAAATCCCATCTAAACCAAGCACTTTGAATTAATTGTTCACCATCAGAAAAATAACGATACCCCCATATATCTGAATAAGGGTTTTTACATGCACCATAACTTGTACCAGGTACAGGATCCCAACCATGGAATAATATGATATTATTATCTCTAGACGGTGCAGCTGTTAATAAATTAGAAGGTAACGAATTAGCTACGGATTTACTTTGTTCAATTGTAGTAGATTGTCTAGTTCTAGATATATTTCCCATTTGCCAGAATCTACTGTGTGATCCACTATTACTTGTGAATCCAACACTACTTCCAATAACAAACGGTTTAATACCTATATTATAATCATAAGATGATATAAATCTAACTGATGCAGATGTTGACGTGAAAGCTGTTTCTTCAGTTGTAACTAAAAATTGTTCGTAAGGAGAGAATACGGCCAAACCTTCATTGATTTCACAACCATCATATAATATAGTAGGTCTATCAGAACTAGCAGCAATATCTATTACATCTATTGGAGCTACAGCAGCTGCTGATTCAACCCAGAAATTATAGTAATCACCTGCTTGTGAAAGTATAACATTTTCTTCACTTAAAAATGTCAGCCTATTTCTATAGAATAATAAATTATTAATTGTTTTATCAACAAAACTAGGTTTTGGATTAGTATTCTCATCACCTACTTTTCTAGCTTCCCATGGTATAGTTTGTAAATCAAAAACATTATTAGATAACCTCACAATTTTATGAGGCATGGTACATGGATCGAAATCAATTTCCACACAAGGGTCCCATGTTTCTTCCCAATGCCCACTACCATCTTGACCAGGAGTATCAGATACAAATTTCAACCAGTGATCATCATCATCTTCTGTACTATTAACAACTTTAACTAAATAACCATCTTTACAAACATTAGGTAACTCACTGACATCGCTGACTTCATGAGTTAGTATATTCATAACTTGAGGTTCAGATGTAAGTACATTGAACTGATCGCCTGATCTACAAGTACTACCAGCAGGTGGTAAACTAGCTACTTTTAAATATAAACCTGTACCTATTTTAGTAACACTAAAATAATTATTAGTTTTTTGTTCTATTTCTATTTTTAATTGATCTAAAATAGAATCAGCAGATACTGTACTGCCAGCAACAGCGCTAGTAGGCATAGGTCTTACAGGGCCTATTCCTATAGTATGCTTATGGTTAATAGTTTGTGTTTCTTTAACTGTTATTTTATAATAACCAACAGAACCTGTATCTCCCATACTAACTTCAAAATGATCACCTACTTGCCAGCCGTATCCACCATGCTTTAGATCCCACTCTAATCTGTAAACTGAGTGATAATCAGTACCTTCTGAATAAGGCATACCTGTCATGGTTAACTCAAATCTTAAATTCCTTTGAGCTGCTGTAGTTCCTGCTAGTATAGATCCACCTGTAGGAGTTGGTGATGGATTAATATCAAATGTTTTTCTAAATGTATATTTTGTACTTCCTACATTTCTAATCTCCATATTCCTTGGAGATCCACCAGGTCCTGATATCCATGTAGCTTCAATTTTAGTAGCTCTTGTATAGCTAGTACCTGTTGAAGGTGCTAAACCAGCTTGAGAGCTTACAAGATCTAAAGGATATTGTTGATTACGTTTTATATGTTTTAAATCTATAAAGGCTTCATGAAATCTACCCCAGTTTGGATTAGTATAACCCTTAAACATGGCATTATCATAATACCTACAGTCATCTACAGGTAGCATTCTGACTGTTTTTTCTCTATTAACTACAAATGTAGCATCGTTAATAGTTAAAAATTGTATAGATTCTGGGTCGGAATGTGCTAAATATTTTGCAGAACATCCACATCCACTACCATTTGTATTATTAGCTGTATATGAAACATTTTGAGCATTACCATTTTGAGCACTCCATACAGCAAAACTACCATCCGTATGTACTCTTCCAATAAACTTATCTGTTTGATCTATAGCAAACCAAGCAGCTTCAGTATTTAATGTAATATCAGCAGCACTGAAATTTTTAGCTTTTAATTCATTTAAATATTGACTACCAGGACGCTTTAATAAACCTTGCGTAATATCTGGTAATACATTTAATGCATCTCTTACTTGGCCTTTCTTTTTAATTTGATCTGGCTGTTCAGATATACCTTGGATATAATAAGGTACTGTTTGTGTTATAGATCCCATTAGCGTACCAATAATGCATGATATGGTTGATATGGTCTATATGAATTATTATGTGGAGTACCAAAGAATGAGTGATCTCCTTGATTACATTCATATTCCATACAGGCAGCCCTAGCTGATGCCTCTTGTTGTTGCTGTATCTGATATAATTGAGGATTAGATACCATCTGTGCTACAGCTCTAGTAGCTGCTTTATGTATAATATAACGCCTAAATATTGGTGGTATATAATCAGTTACAGTAACTTGAGAGGTAGGGTCAGGGTAGAATGGGAAGAACCAAGTTATATCAGCATCAATGTTTTCTGTAAAAGTATAAGTATGATCAACTTTATCATAAAGTTTCCCATTTCTTCTGACTATATCTTCAGATCTATATATGTTATCGTCATTAATATCAACACGTAACATGTCTTCAGATATGAGTATTTCATCATTAACATTTGGTACTAATTCATAGTGCTCTTCAACATTGAAATGCCAACCTTCTGTTAATACTTCTAAAATGCATTCATCTAATATTTGTTTGATTAAAGCTGTTTGAGGGTTTGAAGCATTAATCGCTGTAACTGGTGCTTGACCGATCACTCCCAATATTGAATTAACTGCGGATAGTTCGGTATCGATTTTTAATGTCATAATTCAATAATGAAAGGTTAAGAAAAAGGGAGATAGAATAACCTCCCTTATTATAATTAAATATTACACTCCACAGCTGGATAAGCTATGCGGAGATTTTTTGTTGTTGAGGTAACAGGTGAGGGACGTATGCCAGTAGCTCCGCCTTCCGAACGGCAGACAGAACTACGAACAGCATCTGTAGTACATACACCAGCATTACCTTTTGCTACGGAAACTGCCATGTGTTTTTTGCTTTTTTATTTTAAACTACTTTTCCAATTGGTCTTCTAAATGTCTGACTATCATTACCATCATTGGTGATTTGTAATGTAGTTCCTGCAGTCGCATTGGCTGCAGAAATTGCTAATTCAAAAGTATCAGCTGACATTCTTTCAACATAGTACTCAGTTCCGTCAGCAACGGTTCCTACGGATGTTACTAATGAAGTACCACCTTCGGAATGATAAGTAACTAAATCTCCAGTTGCTAAACCATGTGCAGTAGATGTTAATACACCTGGACTAGCTTCTGTTATAGCTGATTGAGCAACAGTTAATGTTGTATAATCATCAGCTAGAATAGATCTACCTACTTCAATACCTTGTGAAGGGTCTTTTGTTGCGGAAATAGCACTACCTACACCAGAATTTTGTGTAACTGTATGAGAAGTTCCTGGTACTATAGGCATAGATTATACCTCCTTATGTATTCAGGAATTCAATAGCAGCAGCTGGGTTTAGAGTACCTGCACCCATTGCTTGACGACCTACAATTAGATCACCTTGGTACATAACTGATACATCCCCACTTGTAACTTGAACTTGTGGGCCAATTGCTTCTACAACACCAGCTACATCTTTCTGATAGATAAGACCGCAGCTATTAGTGAAGTCAGCAGAGTAATCGTTGTTTTCACCAGCTTGTGAATTAACAGTACCTGCCAAGAAAGGTAGGTTGTTAGAACGCTTGATCTGGATACCAGCGATTTCATATAGACCTTGGCCAGAAGTTAAATTACCCTGACTATTACCATAATCTCTGTTGAGAATATTTGTATCTACTTGAGATACCAACGCATAATATTGACGTGGATTTAGTACAGCAGTACGTCCATTCTGAGGAACATTTTTTTCATCAAGAACAGCAGCGGCTTCGAAGAAACCATCAACCAATGCCTGTGCATTATATTGGTTACCAGCTCCAAGTTGGATCTGAGTACCACCTGGTTCTGGTCCAGGAGCAGCAGTAATTGGATGTGACTCACGAGCAGCTTTTGCTATTGTACGGAAGATTTTTTTATCATATGCTTCTGCAAGAGCGTGACCAATCTTAGCAGAGATCTCTGATCTCAAAGAGTAATGAGCAAGAGTTTCATCTAAATTATAAACGAAAGCTGAACTAATCAGCAAATCATCCATTAGGATGGTCTTCTCTGCTACTGGAGGATCACCAGATCCTAGTATTGGAGTACCAGGGGTATGGTAAGCCGCTTGCATACGACCTGTGAATATGAACTGCATACTCTTGCCGTTTTTCAAGCTACGAGATTGTACAGTTCCTTTTGCTACCGTGGCTGACTCATAAGCTTTGAACAGCTCACCTGAGAACAGTTTAAGGTAGGTTCCATATTTGGTATCATAAGCGTTAGCAGCTGAAGTAGATGCTGCAGCTTTATTTAAGGTACCGACTACGGATTGGGTTAAATTAGCCATTAATTTGAATAGTGTGTATTATCAACTTACTTCCAATCGATTGAAAAATTTTTGTGGTCTATCCCACCGTCTAGACGGCTAAAGGGTATCCGACGTATCGGGCCAAAAGCCAATGAAAGAGAGGTCCGACTCTGAGGTGCCTCTCCTCCTACGCTCTTTAGTAGCGTTGGTATTCAACATATGAACCAGCTTTGACAGTTGTTGCAGTACCAGAACTTGTCTTCTGTGCAACTTTAATGTCAATAGCACCAATATTGGCACCATTCTGGAATACACCCTCAAGTTGGATGTAGTAAGCACTGTCAGTACCAACAGCATCTTGTGCGGCGATACCAGTACCAGTGGTTTCAAATGTTACTTTTTCAGTAATATCACCAGAGATAGGAATTTCTGGAGTTACTCTTCTAGCTCTAAAGGATGTAGCACTAGCAGGTACTGTTACTGACCATGAGAAGTCACCAGCTGCTTTGTTATCTACATCTACCCATAAACGGAAAGCTACTCTTTCATACTTAGCAACAGGAATTGATAACTCAGGTATTGCGGTAAGTGTAGTATTACTTACTAGTGCAAGATCATTAGCAAGTACGTTTCCACTTTTCCATTCACCTGATGTATAAACAACAGTTCCTTGTGCTGTATTAGTGTTAAAAGCCATTTGTTTAAAAAATAAAATGTATAAAAAGACTTAATCTATGTATGGTTCCGCCATACTGTGATCGTCAATAGTTTTCCGTGATCTCGCACGGTACTTCATTCTGATGAAACCTTAAGTGTAATGTTTCAACAAAGATGAAAAAGGCTAGTAGCATAAAAACCACTAGCCATAGTTCGTTAAATTTAGAACTTGAACTTGGCACCTATTTTAGTACCATAAGCTGTATCAGTCGTTTCATCTGTAAGAAATGAAACTTCTCCATAGATATCTAACTTCTCAGAAGCAGCAACGGATAATCCGCCTTTTCCTGAGAAATCAGTTGTACCATCAGATCCATCAGCTCCAGTTAATGCGGGACCGCCTTGAATGTAATATCCAAGTGATCCTACATCACCTTCATAACCAATGTGAAGATCAGTTGTTCTGGATGTATAATCATTACCTGTATAAGATGCGTTTGACTCA